ATTGTTCATGCATTCCGGCGGAGGAACGGGCTCGACCCGGCCGAGAAGCCGGATAGACAAGAAGACGTTTGCGCCCCTTGATTTTTGTCTTTTGGGAGGGAAGTGGCAGCCCGTAGGGTTGTTTCAGTTTCGTGCGAAAACAATGGCATAGGCCGTCCAACGGGCGACAATACCCCACTTGATAACAAAGCGAAAAACTCCGCTTTGTCCAACCGAAAAGCCACTTCAAACCTCAGCAAATTCATAAAGCCCGCGCACAAGCGCATGTCGCGGATGCTTGGCTACTGCCTGACTGATGGCAGTGCCGATGCCTGGTCAAGTTTCGGCTATGTGGCAGCGGTTCGGCTGAGTGTGATGGAGCGCGTGGCGCTGGCATTCTCGGCCCTCAGTTCCCTCGACCTTGATATTGCAGAGTTGACTGCGGCAGCGTCCATCGGCTCAGCGGGCGCACCGTTGCCGCCCTTCTTAGGTGGCATTGAAGAAGCCCGCTCCTGGGCGTCAATCGCCAACCGATCCGAACTCAAAACCCATGCCCTTGCCGCCTATGAGGCGATGACCACGCGGGATCAGATTGCATTCTTTCAACACCTTAGAGAAATGGAGGTTGCGGTATGAAAATGCTTGTGCATCGGACTCCAGTTGCCATCGCGCAGCCCTTTGATCTTGATCTGGTGAAGCTCCATTTGCGTGTTGAACAAGACGAAGACGACGCGCCCATAACCAACATGGGCCACACGGCTGCGGCGGAGATTGAGCAATTTGCCCAGATCGCGTTCCTGACCCAAACCATCCGCGTTACCATTTTTGACCCCGGAATTGCCACCTACCTAAACCTGCCGGTTGGACCGGCGGCAGAGGATGAAGTGCCGACCGTCACGATTGATGGCGTGGCCTTCACTGCCTTTGAATTTGTCGGTGGCAACCGGCCCGTCATGCGGTGGCTGACCGGGTATCCCGACACACCGCCAAGCCGCCTGACCATAACATACCAGGCTGGTTTCGGTGCGACGGCGGCAGACATTCCGGCAGACCTGTCTCAAGCCCTCATGGATCAGGCGGCACTGCACTATGACGCCCGCTCGCCTATGGACGCCCGCTCACTCACCACGTCACCACACATGGCCCGGATCGGTGCCCGGTATCGCGGGGTGCAGCTATGACCGAGGCCGAGCTGGACGAGATCCTCACATTCCGTTGGCCCATCGTCTTGCGCCGGGTGATGGCAGATAGCTCGGACGATTGGCTCAAGGGCTTTGTCCGGTCCATCGCCAGACATGGGAAGCGCCCGGCCTGGCGTCCAACCGTCAAGCAATCGCAGATCATGAGGCAACTGGTGTCAGAGCTGAGCGGCCCGCCCGAACCGGAATTGGAGCTGATCGAGAGGTGAAAATAGAAAGCCCGCCGGTATGACGGCGGGCTTATGCGAGGGCTGGCTTTCACGGGTTAGCCGGGGCCTTCGCATCAAAGTGCTACCGGGAAACGGGCCACAGCACAAGGGCAGCTATTCCGCGTCTCGCGGTCTCTCCACGCCCTAAGGCCCCACTGCCACCCTCGAGGCGGTGAACATGGGAGAGCGGACCGAGCCGAGGGAAGGGCAGGTCTGGCCTAAGCGACGGCCCGGCTCCGGTGAGCAGGCAAGATCGCGGCGGTCGGGGCGGGAGGCGGGTTTCCAACCCTGCCACGTTAACCCGCTTTCCGGCCGTCACAACGGACCCTCACCAGTGAGCAAAGGGCAAAGAGCAACGATTGAACGAAGAGATACACGCGAGAGTGAACACGATGACCGAGGCGACGAAGAAAGAAAGATCATGGCGTAAGGCAGATGGCTTGATCCTTCCGCCCGCGCCAGTGCGCACGTCGCCTGCCGATCTTGGTCAGTCTGACCTCTTCGCAAATGGTCCCAATGCCGCGACTTTGGACGGTGCACGGGACCGACGATCAGAGTTGTCAATTTTCGCGCCCGACGCGGACTCGGAAAACGCGGCCCCGGCGGAGAGAGCTATGCAGTTCATGCATGGCCTTCACATTCCTGAGGGTCCAAATGCCGGAAAACCCATCACGCTCGCGCCCTTCCAGCGCAGTTTCATTCAAGGCGCGATGGCTGAGGATACCGCCAACGCTATTCTGAGCATCGGGCGCGGCAACGGGAAATCCGCGATCACGGCGGGGCTTGCGCTCGGTGGTCTGATCGGCGTCTGGGACCGGCAACCTCGCCGGGAGATCATCGCAGCCGCCCGGACCCGCGATCAGGGGCGGATCATCTGGGATTTTGTGGCCGGTTTCATAGTCAGCCTGCCCTTGGAAGTCCGGCGACACTTCATTTTCCGGCGCGCGCCTCGGCTTGAGATCGAATATGAGGGCGATGGCGGCGGACATATCCTGCGCGTGATCGCGGCGGACGGTAAATCAGCCCTTGGCGGCGCTCCGACCATGGCCATTCTGGATGAACGCGGTCACTGGGCACTGGATCGCGGCGACGAGCTAGAACACGCTCTCTTGTCCGGCCTGGGCAAGCGCGAAGGCCGCGCCTTCCTGATCAGCACCAGCGCCAGCGACGACACGCACCCGTTTTCCCGGTGGATCGACGATCCTTTGCCGGGCACCTATGTGCAGGAACACCGGCCCGCGCCGGGCCTTCCTGCCGATGACCCCGAGAGCCTGCTGATCGCAAATCCCGGCGCGTCGCATGGCATCGGCGGATCGCTGGACTGGCTCGAGGCCCAGGCGAAGCGGGCGATTGCGCGCGGCGGATCGAGCCTCACCAGCTTCCGGCTCTACAATCGGAATGAGCGCGTTTCCGGTGAGTCGCGGGATCTTCTGATCACGTTGGACGAATGGCTCAACTGCGAGACCAGCGCCCTGCCACCGCGCGAAGGCGGCGTGGTGATCGGCATCGACCTGGGCGGCTCGGCCTCGATGACGGCGGCGGCGTTCTACTGGCCCGAAACCGGGCGGATGGAATGCCTGGGCACATTCCCATCCATGCCGACTCTGCTGGATCGGGGCCAGACTGATGGTGTGGCCGGACGCTATGTCGAAATGCAGGACCGGGGGGAGCTGCACCTCCTGGGCGATAAGACGGTTCCGGTGGCACCTTGGCTGACCCAGGTGATGCGCCATGTCGAGGATCAGCCCATCGCCGCGATCACCATGGACCGATACAAACAGGCGGAACTTGGCGAAGCAATCGCCAGGGCAGGTATCCGCGCCCCCCTGGTGTGGCGCGGTCAGGGCTTCCGGGACGGCGGCGAGGATTGCGAGAGGTTCCGGCGCGCGGTTTTTGACGGCCAGGTCAAGGCGCGCCCGTCGCTTCTGCTGCGTTCGGCCTTCGCCGATGCGGTCTGTCTGCGCGATCCAGCGAACAACCTCAAACTGGCAAAGGCCCGTGCGACGGGCCGGATCGACGCGGCGGCGGCATCGGTTCTGGCGGTGGCCCAGGGCGCGCGGATCGCAGCGCAACCCAAGACGAAGGCGCGGCTGCGATGGGTGTGAGGCGAGATCATCACCGTTATTCCAAGCGCGTTACCCGCACCAAGCGGTGGAAGACGCTGCGCATGGAAATCCTCGAGCGGGACCGCTTCCGGTGCCGATCCTGCGGCTGCGGCGGGCGGCTCGAGGTGGATCATGTCAAGCCGGTCAGGACGCATCCTGACCTGTCCTATGACCCCGGCAACCTTCAGGCGCTTTGCCCAAGTTGCCACACCCGGAAAACACGAATCGAGTGCGGGCATCCCCCGCCCCGAGAAGACCGCCAGGACTGGCGGGAAGCGGTCGAGTCGCTTGAGCGGCCCGACGAAAGAGGCATCGAACAGAAGGAAATCAAAGATGCTTGAGAGTGTGAAGATCGCACGGCGGCAAAGCGAAATCCGCCAGAATCTTTCGGAACTGGCGGGCAAGGAAAGCCCGACCGAGGACGAAATCCGCAATATGGACGAGTTGGACCGGGAATACCGCTCCAATGAGACCCGCTATCGCGCGGCGCTGATCGCGGAAGATACCGAACGCCGGGACGCTGGCACCGAGCTGGAAACCCGGTCTGGCCAGGAATGGGCCGAGCTGATGGCCGGTTTCGAGCTGCGCCAGGTCGCGCTGGCCCTGGATGAAGGGCGGCAACTGGACGGCCAGACGGCCGAGATCGTGACCGAGCTGCGCAATGCGGGCGGCTTCCGGGGCATCCCGGTGCCGTGGCAAGCGCTCGAGACGCGCGCCGGTGAAACCGTCGCCGGTGGCACCCCGAACCCGATCCAGACGCGGCCCATCATTGACCGGCTGTTCCCGGACAGCGTGGCGGCGCGCATGGGGGCGCAGATGATCAGCATCGACGCGGGCGCGGTGGAATGGCCGGTGACCACCTCTGCCGTCACTGCCGGTTGGGCCGATGGCGAGACCGCGAACGTGGCAGGTCCGACCACCTACGCCACCACCGACCGCGCCATGGCACCCGATAACAACCTGGGCATCCAGATGCGCATCACGCGCAAGACGCTCAAGCAATCCGGCGCGGCCCTGGAACAGGCGGTGCGGCGCGACATGAGCGGGGCCATGGGCGCGGCGATGGACCAGGCGGCATTCCTGGGCACCGGGGCCAACGGCCAGCCGCTTGGCGTCATCACCGGCGCGGCCACCTATGGCATCACGTCCACGGCGGTGGATGCACTGGCCAGTTGGAGCGCTTTCCGGTCTGCCGTGACGCGGTTCATGACCGCCAACGCCGCCGGATCGCCCGACGCGGTGCGGGCGCTGATCCGGCCCGAGCTTTGGGATTACCTGGACGGCGTCTTGATCAGCGGCACGGCGGTTTCCGAATGGGACCGCCTGGTGAAGAACCTGCCCCCGGCGAACATCGCGATGACCAACAACGCGCTTGCCGCGCCCACCGGGACGCCCGAGGCGACCTCCGCGCTGCTGACCACGGCGGCGGGCGGCGTTGCGCCCATCTTCATCGGTGCCTGGGGCGCGGTCGATATGATCCGCGACCCCTACAGCGATGCGCAATCCGGGGGGCTTCGCATCACCGCACTGGCCACCATGGATGTGACCGTGGCGCGCCCGGCGCAGCTCGAGCTGCTGACCGGCCTCGAGCTTGCAGTCTGATCATGCTCTGGGGCGCATATACCGGCAGCCTTGAGCTGCGCACCGAGGGCGGGGAAACCCGCCTTCGGGCAACATTCCCATATGGCCAGGAAACGGTGCTGGCCGAGCGTATGGGCGCGGGGCGAGAGCGCCGCGAAATGATTGCGGCCCGCGCCTTCGCGGATCGCTTGGAGCGCGGCGAGGACGTGCATTTTCTGGCCGGCCACGACTTCAACAAACCGCTGGCCTCACGATCAGCCGGCACATTTACCCTTTCCGAAACTGACGACGCGCT